ACTACAATAAAAATAACCTACTATAAAGATAGGCAGCTCTCCAAGTATGTAATTAATGTCTTCTCGCAAAGTCATCGGGTACTATTACGGAAAAACCTTTTCGCTTGAGTCTTGTGTTGGTGATTGGGAGCCGCGCCAAGAAAACACATTTCACAATATTGAAGAAACGGATTTTGAACATAAGATTTGCGACAACTTCACCGGTGACAAGAAAGACATCCTCTCTCTTATTCTTGAAGGCTTCAACTTAAATCAGATTTCCAAAATTCTTCAGATCAAACAATCGAAAATCTACAAAATTAAGCGGGAGTTGATGAAAGATCTTGCCTACCTTAAAAATGGCAGATTACCAAACACAACCAAAAGAATTCAGCTTATGGAAAACGTGATCCTGCTTTATTTTTTAGTTCACCCGGGAATTACGGCAGAGGAGATGGATAAAGTTTGGGACCAGGATAAAGTGTTAAAAGAATACAGGAAACCGCCATACAATATTATTGCTGAAACAATTAATGAATTAAGAGAGTTTTTTAAAATCAACAATGGAAATTCAAAATAATAAATCGGAATATTGGGAAATAGAAAGGCTTAAGGAGTGGTCTAAAAATCCAAGGCAAGCCTCCAAAAGCGCTCTGGAGCGACTTAAAAAGCATATCCTTAAATTTCGAGTATATAAACCATTGATTATTACCCCTGACGGCACGGTCCTTGGTGGCAATATGAGACTAAAGGCATTCAAGGGGCTCGGGCTTAAAAAGGTCTGGGTATCGATAGTTGAGCCAAAAAATGAGCAAGAAATGCTTGAATATTCCCTATCGGACAATGACCGAATCGGCTATTATAATAAAGAACTTTTCAGATCAAACTTTTCTCATCTAACCCTAGAAAAAGGATTATTCTCAATAGACTATAGGGAGCCTCTTAAACTTGATGAATTCGTTCTTATCAATAAAGATTTAAAAGAAGACGAGGTTCCGGCAATTGATTATTCCAAAGTCGTCTCAAAACAAGGTGAAATCTATCAGCTAGGTAATCACCGACTAATGTGTGGCGACTCAACTAAAAAAGAAAATGTCGAAAAGTTAATGAATGGCACAAAAGCTAATTTAATCTTTACTGACCCTCCCTATAACGTCGATTACGAATCACACGGTGGTAACTCCTATAACGAAGGAAAATATAAACACAGAAAAATCTTCAACGATAACTTATCCGATAAAAAATATCTTGAATTCCTAACTAATGCTCTGGAAAACGCCGTCTATTTTTCAACTCCGGACTGCCCATTTTATGTCTGGTATGCTAGCATCAACCAGCATATAGTAAGAGAAGCTTTTAATCGCGTCGGTCTCCATTTCTCTCAAATTATCATTTGGGTTAAAGAACACTTTGTTTTTTCTCACCAAGATTACCAAAGAATTTATGAGCCCTGTATGTATGGCTGGAAAAATAAAGCCGATCACTATACCAACTTTCATCTTTCTAACCTTCAAGATGTAATTGTTCTTGATAAAAAAACCTTCTCTGAATTAATGGATGTTTGGTATGAAAAACGGGATAATACCAGTGCTTACGAACACCCGACACAAAAACCAGTAGCTCTAGCTGGGCGGGCAATAAATCATTCATCAAAAATAGATGATACAGTCCTGGATCTTTTCGGAGGATCTGGGTCAACTCTTATTGCTGCTGAACAATTGGAGCGGAAAGCATGCCTTATGGAGCTGGATCCATATTATTGCGACGTTATTAGAAAGCGTTATGCGAAGTTTATCGGAAAGGAGGAATCATGGGAAAACGAAACGCCAAAAATAAACTAAATCAGGGACAAAGCGGGACAAAAAAGGACAATTTAGTTGATTACTATGATTTATTATCTCCAATTCATCAACGAGCCATTGACTTAAGAGTTGGTGGCATGAAAAATCGCGACATAGCGACAGAATTAAAAACAAAGGAAAAAACAGTACGAAATTGGTTTGCTCACGGTGGATTGTGTTATGAGGCTTATAAACAAAAGAAAACCGAACGGAAAAAAGAACGAAATAACCTTTTTAAAGAGATTGATGAGCGTTTAAAAGACATTGCTGTTGACGCGGTTATTGTTCTTGAAAATGCGGTCCGCAAAGGGAACTGGAAAGCAGCGGTTAAAGTATTGGAAATGGCCGGATTTGAACCAGTTCACAAAGTCGCTGATGTTACCGAAGATGAAAAACAGAAAACGTTACAGTTATTAAAAGATGTCTTTTCAAAACATGATAAAACTGGACGACATAGACAAACTGGTAAGCCTGTTTTACGTCAAAGGAAAACCGGCAACGTTGTCGCCAAAACAGAAAGAGATATTTGAAGCAATAGCTTTTCAAACACAAAACAGAACTCAAATTATCGCCCCGACTCAGTATGGCAAATCTTTAACCGTGGCTTTGGCGGTTATTTTAAGGTCTATTGTTGCCGGTGAGCGATTTACCATCCTTGCTCCATCGGAAAACAAAGCTCAAATCATCATGGGTTATGTTATTGAACACTGTTTTGATAATCCTTTGTTTATCGATCAGTTAGACCTGGATCCTACAGAAAAGCTTGATCGATTAAGACGTCAACGAAGCCGTGATAACATTACCTTTAAAACTGGTGGAGGAGTCAAAACACTAACGCTCGATGCCCGAAATACCAAGCGAAATATTGAAGCTGCAATGGGGTTTGGTGGCAATCGACTGATCCTCGACGAATCATCCCTTATTGACGACGTTCTATATGCCACGGTCAAAAGAATGCTAGGTGGATATGAATATAACGACCAGTTTATGCTTGAAATCGGAAATCCCTTTTATCGCAATCATTTTTATAGGACATGGCACTCGAGCTTATACCACAAGATATTTATTGATTATAAGACCGGTCTTGAAGAAGGCCGATATTCACCTGAATTTATTGAAGAAATGCGCCAGGAAGCTTTTTTTGACATTCTTTATGAGTGTAAATTTCCAGATGAGGATGAGATCGATCTTAGAGGTTATCGAACCTTAATAACCATGGAACAAATAGAATCGGCTTTTACTGACTCTATACCTTCGGAAAACAAAGGATATAAACTGGGTGTTGATATTGGAGGTGGTGGTGACTACAACGTTTATGTTCTTCGAAATCAAGACGTAGCATTTATCGAGAGCAAAAATAAAAGCAACGACACAATGACTAACGTTAATGAAGTGGAAAGAATCATGAAGGAATACAGGGTTAATGCCGATGACATATTTATTGACGATACCGGTATTGGAAAGGGCGTTTCTGACCGCTTAAAGGAAAAAGGAGTAAGCGTTAATGCAATTACCGTTGGTGCCGATGCTTTAGATAAAACCCGTTACAAAAACATTAAAGCTCAATCCTTCTGGGAAACTAGGCAATGGATTATCGCCGGTGGTAATCTTCTTAAAAGCGATGATTGGCATCAATTGAATTGGATTAAGTATAAGGTCAACACAGATAAAGTACTTCAAATTGAACCAAAAGACGAAATGAAAAAAAGAACCGGCAAATCACCTGATTTTGCTGACGCTCTATCTTTGACTTTTGCACCCCAAAAACCTCAACCGCGGATCCGCTTCCTCTAAAAAAATAAATCACGCTCCAACCATACAATATTGTTATGAACATCTTTAGTCGATTTTTTAATTCACTGACAAAAGGACTTTCTAAGCCGATTTTTTCCTATTTTTTCACTCCTTGGGGTATTGGGAAAAATTTTACTAAACGTGATTATTACTACGGTATTGTTTATCGTTGTATGGATGCAATCGCTGTTAACATCGCGGCAACGCGCTTTAACCTGGTAAGGATTAAAGGTGATAAAAAAGAAATTGTAAATGATCACCCGGCGCTAAATTTACTTTATAAACCAAACAGACTACAAACCGGCTATGACATTTTTTATCTTATGTCCGGACACATCGATGGATTTGGTAGATCGGGATTGTATCCTGTCAAAAATGGTAAAGGAGAACCGATAGAACTTTATGTCCTTGAAGCATCGCGTCTTAAACCGATACCAAGTAAAGATGATCTACTGGCCGGTTATGCATATCTGAATCCCAAGGGTGAAAAGATCCCCTTTGCTGCCGATGAGCTAATTGAGATAAAACGGCCAAATCCTTTCAACCAGATAGAGGGAATCTCGACCATTGAGATGTCTCAGTATGAGATCGAAGGTGATATTAACGCCGTTACTTGGAATAAAAACTTTTTTGAACAGGGCGCCATGCCTTCAGGTGTTTTATCAACGGAACAGAATATTAGTGAAGATGCTTTTAATCGTTTGAAAAAACAATGGCAGGAAAGGTATCAGGGAAAAGAAAACGCTCATAAACCAATGATTCTTGAGGCTGGTTTAACTTGGACTTCCCTATCACTTAAGCAAAAGGATATGGATTTTATTGAACAGCGAAGATATAGCCGGGACCAGATATTATCAATCTTTAACGTACCTAAATCGATTGTTGGAATAACCGATGATGTGAACCGTGCCAATGCGGAAACGGCTGAATATGTGTTTGCAAAGCGGGTTATTGAACCACGCTTGCGACTTATTTTCGATAAGCTT